GGTCTACCTGGGCACGGCGACGGGGCAGATCATGGCGGAGACGGCAGCCGCGGTGATCAAGGCAGGCGACAAGGGCCGCGGCGCGGCGCTGCTCGTGGCGGTGGTGAAGCGGCTCGACGAGCTCCGGAAGATTCTCGCCGGCTGGGGGGTGCAGCTGTGAGCACTATCATCGCAGGGCTGATCATCGACCTGATCAAGATCGCACTGACGGCAACCTCCGACCAGGAGATCCTCGAGCGGCTCTCGGAGCGGGTGACGGCTGCGGCGAAGGACATCGACGCGCTGCCGGGCATCCAGTCGGGGCGCTGGGCGGAGATCAAGAAGGCGCTCGGCGGCGGCTAGGGCAGGGTGTGGGTGATGCTGCCCGAGATGCTCACGGGCATCCCGCCGTGCCGTTGAGCTAGCTTGATCAGCTCGATCGAGATGTTCCGCACCGCACGCACCAGCAACGGCGTGATGCCCGTGTTGATCACGTAGCTCCACACAGGCCGCTCGGGAGGGAAGAGGGCGATCTTCTTCCCGCCCATCCGCGTGCGGCCACCTGAGACGCCTGTTGGACCGTGCCCCTTCTTCCCCGGCGTGACGCGCTTGCGGTAGCCGGCCCAGCCCTCACGCAGCCCGCGCAGGTAGGTGCCCATCAGGTTGGTCATCGGCACGATGGCCCCGCGGCGCCCCTCGTGCACCCAGGCCAGGAAGCCCAGGGGCACACCGCGGGGGAAGCGCAGCGTGGCCTGCGGGTAGATGGCGGTGGGGTCCACCGAGACGCGCCACGCCAGCCGGCGGCGCTGGGCGAGCATGATCGAGTGGGCGATGATCGTGAAGAGCGGCGCGGGCACGACCGGCTGCTTCGCGGGGCGGCCGGAGATCTTCCCGGCGCGCTTGCCCCGCCGCGCCACCAGCGCGGAGACGGGCCCGAGCGGCGTGGCCATCTCCCGGTAGCGCTGCTTCACCGCTGCGGCCAGACCCTTCGCGAGCAGCGCCCCCTCCTTCGGGAGGATGAAGAACTGCAGCCGCGTGCCCGCAGCCCGCAGGTACTGCGCTGCCTGGTGGAAGTCGCTCGCGAGCCGCGCCACATGCCCTCCTGTTTACCCAACCCCCCTCCCAGCCTCTTAGGCTACACGCGCCACACGAGGCTGTCAAGAATATCTGTCGGCCGTGTGTAACCCGCTTAAACTATTAGGCTCGCCGCGGGTCGCTCGAGCGGTGGGTGGTGTAGAGGATCTCGAGGTCGTAGCCGTCGGGCCCGAAGCCCCAGCTGCGGGGGCGGACCTCGTAGATGTACAACGGCTTGACGAAGGTGCGCACGGTGCGCCCGCTCTTCTCGAGGGAGTCGATCCTGTCGCCTGGCTTCAGGAGGCAGTTACGGTCGCTGTCGAGCAGCCCGAGCCGTTCGAGGTCCTTCCGATGCGTGACGAGAGCCAGGTCGGTCGCGGCGTTGTCGCCGCCGAAGGTGGCCTGCAGCTGCTGGAAGGCCAACACCTCGACCTGCGCAGGGACTCGGATGGCCGCGAGCTCGGCCCGCGTCACCGTGCGAACGCCAGCGGTACGGGAGACGACGGGCTCGCGAAGCAGGTAGTCGTAGCCCTTGGTGGGGGTGCCAGGAGGGTTCTCGGTCCACGTCCCCTGGATGTCGAGGCGGTAGATCACCGCGTCGATCGGAAATAAAAGCGGGACTCGGACGGTCAGCGCCACGGCTACACCGCCTTGAAGGCCATCGGGCGGCAGTAGCGAACGAGTAGAGAGTCGACGAGCGGGTCACCTGTGGGCTCGCTCGCTCCCCCGCCGCCACCACCTCCACTGCTGCCGAACGTCACCGCTTGGTCCCTTGTGCGGTAGCTGCTCAGGCTGCCAGGCGACCATGTGCTGAGCGCGGTGAGCGTCGGGTCTTCGATCGCTCGTGCGATGAGCGCGCCGCAGATGCGCTCGATGTCCCGCGGCGTGCGGCCGACGAGCACACGCCCTTGGTTCTGGTCCATCTCGGGGTCGGTGTAGCCGAAGACGCCACGGACCTCGATGTTCTGGTTGCCGTAGGGCCAGGCCCAGCTGCTGACGGTGACGACGTCTCCGTCGACGTCGGTGAGCTCGATGTGCGGATAGATGCGGTCGTCGACCTCGGCAGCGTAGCCGTCGAGGTGGCGGTTGTACACCTTGTAGAGGTACTGCTCGAACTTGTAGGTGTCCTCGCCGGTTGTGGTCTGCCAGACGGCGTAGGCATCCTCGAGGGCGATGATCGGGTTGTTGAGGATCAGCTTGGCTGCGTTCTGCCCGCTGACCTTGACCTTCAAGTACCTCGGCTCGAAGAAGCGCCCGGTGTAGAACTCGAGCTTGCCGCTTTGCTCGGCGATGTGCCGGTGCAGCGTTGCAGCAGCCACCGTTGAGGCCGCGTAGGGCTCCTCCCACGCGCGGCGGGTGGAGAGGTAGCCGACGTAGCCGGCGCCAGTCGGCCAGTCTACAGCGCTGAGGATCTCGAACTCCACCACCTGCGTGTACGTGGGCCCGCCGGCGGTCATGACGTAGGTGCAGACGGCGCGGTAGGTGCCCGCCGTCCAGGTCGTGGTACTGCCGGTGAGGATGGCGTAGCGTCCGGTCCCGACCTTCTGCGTGGTGGCGTCGAGCGCGGCGGCGACGACCTTCGTGGTAGGCGTCGTCAGGTGCGAGCGGATGTCTTGGACCACGACGCTCCCGCTGACGGGGTCGGCGAGGTAGCCACCGCTGCGGAAGACGAGCTGCAGACGCGGGTCGGCGAGGGTGGACTGCTCTCCCTGGGCTAATCCTCGCATCGCTGCCGGACTCCTTGGAGCGGCTCATCCGCCAGCCGCATGATCGCCTTCAGGTCCCGCTGTGCATTCAGGACGGCCCGGCTCCACTTGGCGGCCTCTCCGTGGCCGCGCCCGTTGGCGAGCTCGAGCTCCATCTCCGATACTACACCATGCGGGTCCTTGAAGACCACCTCGTGGCGTCCCGGCGAGATGCGCCGCACGGATTCCAGCTCCAAGGTTCCAGCCAACCCCTCGCGGGCGAGCGTGTAGCAGTAGATGGCCAGGTCGAGGCGGGTGACGCGTGACTGCCCGTCTCGGTGGCGAACGCCGGCGGATGCCCAACGGGCCCGTGGCGGGGGCGGGGGCGGCTTGCTGCTACTGCTGGGCGGGGCGGCCGGTGGCATGCCCGTACGCTACTGCGGCGTTGGGCGCCCGCGGCGGCTCACGTGCGGAGCGGCGGCGGCGATGGCCTCGGCTGCGTCCTGGCTGTAGGCGGCCTCGGCGGTCAGGTCCTCCGACACGCCGCGAACGCTGCTGACGGCCATGGGCGGAGGCGGTACGAACTCCGGCGCCGGGGCGGCGGGCGGCAGCGGCACGCCGGCCGGCAACGGCAGTGGTGCCTCTCCCGGCAAGGCGTCAGCCGCCATCTCGAGCGCGGCGGCGCGGCCAGCGCGGGCCGGGGCCGGCGGGGCGCTGAGGACCCGCTGTGCGGCGGCGAGCTGCGCCTGCGCCTGCTGGTACTCCATCGTGCCGGCCATCAGGGAGGACGACTGCTGCACGGCGGTGGGCGTGGCCGGCTTCACGTGGCGGTTGCCCTGCGACACCCGGGCGGTGACCATGCCGGGGCGGTTCATCGCCGCGAGCACGTTGGTCGGCGTCATCCCGGCCAGGCCCAGCGAGTGCGCGCGGACCTGCGCCTCGGACGCGTCGATGGCGGCGCGCTCTTCGGGCGTGACGATGTCGAGGACCAGCGGCGACATGGGGTCTTCGGGGAGCTGCAGGTGCCGCTGCAGCTGCATGGCCTGCTCCACGGTGACCGGGGCCCACTCGGGGACGTCCCCGGGCTTCCCGGAGCCGCCGACGAGCACGCGCCCGATCTCGTCGAAGTACTGCCGCTTGCGGAGCTGCTTGCGCCCGGGGTCGTACGGCTTGATCCGCACGTAGTAGTCGTAGCCCTGCGGCATCGAGGGCGCGGGCCCTCCGAGGTTCATCTGAGCTGGGTACCCGAGCGGCATGCCCGGCAGTGGGGCGCCGGTGTGCGAGATGCCGGGGCCGGCGGTGAACTGCGCCGCGCTGAGCTTTCCGCCGGCCGTCATCATCTGCGTGAGCTGGGCGATCTGCAGCGCGAGCGAGCTGACCTGCTCGCGTAGCACCGTGACTTCAGCGGTTGAGGCCTGCGGCTCGGGGGGAAGCTGGGAGGCGGCATCGCCCGACGCCGGGCGATCGTGCTCACTGGTCATGACGGTCTCCTTGAACGTGGTGACGGGCTCGTCTGACCCGGTGAGGGCAGACGAGCCCGGGACTGCCTTCTGCTACTGGAACAGGATCAACATCTCGACGTTGGTCGCCGAGACGGCCACGCCGGCGACGACCTGCACGTTCGCCGCATCGTACGCCATCAGCTTGTCGTTCGTGATGTCGTAGTAGAAGTGGTTCGTGCCTCCCGGCTTGGTCATGATCGCGTCGATGATCGTGATCCGCGTGCCGAGGACCGTCTTCACGAAGGTCGCGAACGCGGCGTGCCCACCGTCCACGTACGTCCCGGCCACGTCGAACTGCACACGCTGCGCGCCGAGCGCCTTGATCGTCGCCGCCGGCAGGGCGGTCCCGGCGGTCGTGCCGCCGCTGAGGGTCAGTGCCATGTGCCTTCTCCATCAGAGGGGGCTGTGCCCCCTCGGTTCGGTCTTTCTACGTCAGCCCACCCAACCCCGCCGCGTCTGACTGCTACGCGCCGAGGACGCCCGTCCCCTTGACCACGGCCGGCTCGTGCTCGTAGCCCTGCGCGATGCGGGCCGTGACCACGATCGTCCACACGCGCTCGCGGATGTTGTACTCGGACTGCAGCTCGACATCCTCGTGGAACGCGAAGATGAACTGCTTCGGGTCCATGTACATGACCGCGGTCTCGTTGCCGCCGACGCCGAGGGTGTTCGGGAACAGCGGCACCTCGATGACGTCCTTCTGGCGGAAGCGCAGGCCCGGGGCGGTCAGCAGGTGCTGATCGCCGGCGTTCGTCGCGCGGGCCTCGACCTCGGCCCAGTACGCGTCGTGCGCGACCTCGTTGGTGTAGTAGGCGAGGCCGTTCTGGATCCGGTACTCGCTCGGCATCGCGGCCCGGATGTTGTGCAGCACCGTCGAGCTCAGCGCCACGGCGCCGGCTGCGTAGGTGTTGGTCGACGCGCCGTTCACGATGCCGTTGAACAGGGCGAGGAACGGGTCCGTCGACGTGGTGATGCCGGCGCAGATCAGCTCCTCGAAGTCCCGCTTGGTGTGCAGGCCGAGGTAGCCGACCATCGTGTTGTGCAGCTGCGGGCCCTCGATGGTGTCCTGCAGCACGAAGCGCGGGTAGTCGACCTGGCACACGATCTCGTGCGAGGTCAGCGTGACCATGTCGAAGCCCGGCGTCACGCGCTGCGCGAGCGTGAGGGCCTGGCTCTCTGTGCCGGAGTGCCAGACGCGCGTCCCGAAGGTGGTCATCTTCGGGATCTGCTCCGTCTCCCGCTTCATGGTCGTGACGCGGACGCGGCTCATCATCACCTGGCCCTTGATGTTGACCAGGATGAAGCGCTTGCGCTGATCCGCGACGAGCTTGCCACCCGCGATGATGTCCGCGAGGGCCATGTCGGCCTTCTGCACGTAGAGCGGCCGTTGCAGGTCACGATTCTCGGTCATCTCTTCTGCCTCCATCGGCCGGCTAGGCCGGCAAGTCATCAGGCCTTGAACCGACCGTACGCGTCGATCTTCGACAGGTCCGGCGATTGTGCGAGGTCCAGCGTTTCGAGCGGATCGGCGGTGTACTGCGGCGCGGGCGCCGGGGGGCGCACCGATACATCACGGGTGCCCGGCACGACCGGCATCGCGCCGGGGCGCAGTGCCTTCTGCACGCTCGCGAGCTCGGCGCGCATCTCCTTGAGCGACTCGTCCAGCACGCTCTTCATCAGCGCCTTCACGGCCTCCATGTCCATGGTCGGCGCGGGGGCGGGAGCGGGGGCGAGCGCCACGGGAGCGGCCGGCTCCGGAGTCGCAGCCACCACGGCTGCCACGGCGGGCTCGGCCGGGGCCGGGGTCGGCGCGGCGGGCTCGGCGGACTTCGCCGGCTCAACCGGCTCGACCGGCGGCTCGGACGCGGCCGGCGGGGTCGGATCGACGGCAGCCGCGACCGGCGGCTGCGCAGCCTGCGCACGCGCGGCAGCGGCGGCGGCTTCCAGGGCGGCCGGGTCGGCCGGCGCGACGGGCTCGACCGTCGGCGCGGCAGCCACTTCGGCCGCGGGCGCCACCGGCACGAGCGGCTCGACAGTCGGGGGCGGCGGGGCGGCGGCGGCCTCGATCGAGGCGGTGGCCGCAGCCTCGAGGCTCTTGGCGATCTCCAGCGCCGCGTCGACCTGGTCACCGAACGTGTAGTCGGTGGCCATGGCCGTCGTGCTCAGCGACTCGAGCTTCTTTCGGAGCTCGACGAGCTGCTCCTTGAGCGTCAGCGTCGCGTCGGTCGGGGGCGGCTCGTCGGGGAGGATCAGGTCCTGGATGACCGAGAGCTTCTCGGCCACGATCTGCGCCGCCTCGGGCGTCGTGGCCGGCCCCGCCTTCAGGACCGGAATGAGCTCGCCCAGCGTGGCGTGCGCCCGCTCGAGCGACTCGAGCGTCGGATGCTTGGCCATGGAATCCTCCTTCACGACGGCGAAGGTGCGATGGTTGGCGCCGTAGTCAACCCATGCAATCTCGTACGGTTGCATCGAGAACAACCGTCGAAGCCTGCGCTTGCGCTTCTGCGTCTCTGCTCGTTCGGTAGGGTCAGCCACAACGGTGCTCCGGGCCTATACAGCCTCGTTACACCCATGACTTTGCACGGAAGGAGGGGCGGCCCACAACTTTCAGGGGGGCCTGAGGAGGAGAAGTGCTACTGGGCGTTGGTTCCCGCGGACTGCACGGGCCCGTCGATCTCTTCCACCGCGCCCATGGCGTAGGCGCCGATGGACCAGCTGTTGATCTGCCCGCCCACGATCCCCTTCCACAGCTGCTCCCCGCGCGCAGTGGTTCCGACGCGGTTGGTCTGCATCCACGCGCCCTCTCTCACCGTCTGGGTGTTGAGCGTGCGCGCCGGGTACTGCTGCCAGTTCTCCAGGAGGACGACATCCTTCCCGCCCTGCAGCGGCTTCCCGCCCTGGTCAACATGATGCAGGGAGAACGCCCCGAAGTTGTTCTCCATCCAGTAGTACATCGCCTTGGTGATCTCCTCGGCCGAGTAGATGTCGGACTCGGCTTCCTCGGAGCGGGTCCCATCTGCCACCTCGGGCTCGAGCACCACGCCCGTGACGATGCGCTCCCAGGCGCCCGACTTCCTCCGCGGAGCCCCCTCGTAGAACTTCATCACGCGGAAGGGCACCTGCGGTGGCTGGTTGGCCTTGAAGACCCGCGAGGCCAGATGCGCCTGCGACCAGGCCCCGCCGTGCAAGGCTTCCCGAACGGTGGAGAGCAGCGCAGGAGCTCCGTGCTGCGCCGGCACGAGAGCGAGCCGGTAGACGCCCTTCTGGGCGATCAGCGTGTGCTCCTCGAGCTTCTCGGTCCGGGCGAGCAAGTCGACCCGCACGTGCGCGCCGGCGGCCTTGGCGACGTGGCTGCGAATCAGCTCGAGCATGCCTTCGGGCAAGGCGTGCTCAGCTCGCACGTACAGTACAGCCTTGCCGACGGGCTGCATGATCGAAACGCTGGGCGCCCCGAAGCCGATGGGGCGCAGGTTCTTGGCCAGCTGAGTCAGCAGCTCGTCATTCATCGTCGGGCTCCGTAAGCTCTGCGGTGTGGTCCACGAGCTCGGCTGGATCGACCTGCGCCTGCTGTACTGAGCCCTCCTTCACCCACGCGTTGCGCTGCGCGGTGCGCTCGAAGGTGTCCTCGGGGCGCTCGCCACGCAAGAGCGCCTCGAGCACCTTGCTGGGCAGGAGGTCAAAGGCCTTCTTCAGCGAGTAGCGCAGGTCGTAGCGCAGCACGACGAGCACGCGGTAGCACAGCTCGACGCGCTCCTTCAGCGCGGGTTCGGTGATGACACGCAAGCGCGTCTGCGGATGGTTCAAGGTGCGGTTCAGCGTGTCGCCGACGGCCTTGTAGAAGTCGGGCACGAGGTGCGGGTTGGCGTCGAGGTCGCGCTGCAGGTGGTGAGGGATCTCGATGGCGGGGAGACGGATCTCCTCGCGATACCCGTCGGGCAGCTTCCCGTCGGCGTCTGGGATGATGATGTTGGACATGAACGTTAGTACTCCGTCCTGGTGGGCTTCGTCACCGTCGCTGCGACGGCCTCGGCGCTGCGGATGTCAGGCACGACCAGCAGGTCCGCGGGGCGGTCGCCATCACGCAGGAAGCCCACGAAGACCGCGCGGCGTCCTTGACTGGTCTTCCGCTCCTCGATGATCAACGGGCGCCCGGGGTAGCACGTTGGGCACATCGAGAACAGGATGCTGCCACCCCAAGACACGACCAGGCCTTCTGTCAGGGGGCGCTCCTGCTTGCAGAACCTACAGCGATGCTTTCCCTCCTGAGCGAGGCTATGCGCCTCCCTTGCCCTCGCGCTCGACTCCGCTTGGATCTTCTTCAGCTCTGCGTCCGTCGGCATTTCCTTGAACCTTTGGCGGCTGCAGGGCGCCCTCACCTGTCGCACCGTTCAGCTGCGCGAGCAGGGCCGCCTGCAACCGTTCGATGATGTCGGCCTCCGTCTCGCTGCCCAGCAACGCGGCGCCGACGAGCTGGTTTTTCGTCTGGAGCATGGCCAACAACAGCTTGGTCGGCAGCTTCGACCAGATGCCCTGCAGGTCGTGGAACGGCTTCCCGAAGATGTCGCCGGCCAGAGCGCGCCCCTCGTCGGGGGTGAGCACGCCAGCTTCCATCAGCAGCTTGATGATCTGCGCGAGCTCGTTCGGCTCCTTCGGGACACGGCTGCGCGTGCGGTAGCGCAGCAGCTGCACGCCGAGTGCGGGCAGCAGCGTCGTGTTGATGCGGTCGTCGAACAGATCGCGGCGGGGATCGTAGACCTGCGCCTCGGCGAAGCGGTAGCCCGCTTGGATGGTGCCTTCGGCCATGCCCGCGTGGCGGCCGAGTGCGGCAGCAGGGAGCCGATAGGCGTGCTCCACTTGCTGCTCGGCGTGCTCGTGGTACTTCAGCCCCAAGGCGTCCTGGTACTGCTCGCTCTTGGTACGCTCGACCGTGACCGTCGGGGTAGGCGACTGCCGCCCCATGTCGTTCTTGGCCGAACGCGCTTGGATGAAGTAGATGGCCTTCTTCCCGTCCTTGGTGTTCTGCTCGATCTGCTCCTGCAGTCGGTTCAGCTGCTCCTGCGCGATCCCCGCGCCGCCCGCGATGAGGATGAACATCTGCGGCACGCGCTGGTCCGTCACGAGATGCTGGTTCTCTTCGCTCAGATCTCTTGTGCCCTCGAGCACGGGGTAGACGCCCGTGAAGCCCGGCTTGCCGTACGCCGCGCTGAGCGGGTTGGGCAGCCTGAAGTGCAGCAGCTCCGCAGCGGCCAGCGGTGGGTATGGCTGATGATCGGCGTCGTACACCCACTCGTCTGGCACGGCCTTCATCGCGTCCAGCGTCGGGTAGTACTTGCCCGTCCGCCGCGACAGGCAACGCGGGTCTCCGAACTCCTTGTACCGCGCGATGATCGTGCCGTTCAGGTCGGTCTGTACGTAGGACCGGAAGCGGCGCAGCTGCTCCTCCATGGTCCACGACAGCTCAGACGCCGGCACGGGCACGGCGATGGCGATCGGCAAGTCGTCGAGCGGCTTGGCTCGTATCGACCAGGCCGGCGCCCACACCAGCTTCGCTGGAGCTCCGCTGGTGTCACGCAGAACCTCCCAGTAGGCGTCGCCTTGGATCTCGAGGTCCTGCCCCGTGACCGTGCAGAGATGGAGGTAGCTATCGCCCGCCACTGCGCGGGCGAACCATGCCTGCACGAACTGCCGCTCGTTGGAAGCGCGCGTACGCAGGCGCTTCATCTCCGCGTCCACTGCCTCGTCGGAGATGTCGACGGCGTGCTCGTAGTCCCGCGCAGCCACGGCATGCTGGTAGGCCAACACCTGCCGCACGCGGAGCTTACTGTCGGGGTCGTCTAGCGGCAGCACCGCCTCGAGCTGAAACCCGGCGCTGTAGACGTTGACGCAGAACGCGTCGATGACGGCCGACAGGAGCGGCGACAGCTTGAACACCCGATAGGTGTTCTCCGGCGGCTCGGTCGGAGCGATGGTCAGCTCCGCCCCACCGGTCAGCGCGCTGTTGGCCGCGAAGACCTGATCGCCGATTGACCCCTGCACGGGTCCGTCAGGATCGACGGCCGCTGGAGAGGCGTACGTGACGCTGGAGACGCTGGCGGCAGTGCCGTCCTCACCGGCGCCGGCAGCCACGGCGGCCTGATCGCCGAGGGTGGGGACACGCGGGGCTAGTGTGTTGGTCATGGGCTCGGCTTGTCTCTACGCGTTGACCGTGGCGGCCATGACTCGCAGCCCCGTACCTGCGGCGCACGAGAACCCAAGGACACGCACGTAGCACTGGCTGTTACCACGCGTCGGCAGCTGCACCACTTGATGCTGCCGCACGCCACGCACCGAAGGCCCTTCGATCCAACGCGCCGCCACGGGGTTCTTGGCGTCGCGGTAGAGGAGCTGGAGGTCCACCCAATCGGTGGCTGCCACCGTCCCACCTGAGGCGTACCAGTACAGCTGCATCCCCTTCGAGCCGGCCGGGGGCTGCACGGCGCTGGCCGGCGGGTAGTTGGTGTCGTTGATGGTCACGTTGTCCACGGCGATTGCGCCCGCGACCGACCGCACCGTGGTGAACGTGGGCGCCTGAAAGATCTGCGTAGGTGCCATCGAGTGCCTCTAGCCCTGTCGCCACGAGCGCGACTGCGTGGGGTTGTCAGGAGATCTCACGATGCTACACTCGTCGCATGCCGCGCGCCACAATGCCGAACAGCGAAGCCCGCGCCCGCGCCCGCATGGCCCGATACCTGCTCGCGCACGCTAGCAGGCTCGGTCTCACACCTGCGGTGTTCGCACGCGCCCTCGGCGTGAGCCGGGAACGCATCCGCACGTTGACCACCGTCACGCCGCAGCTGGCCATCCTCTACCGCATGGGGACCTGCCTCGAGCATGTAGCGCGCACAGGCGAGGTTCCCCCGCCGCCGCCGAAGAAACGGTCCGTACGCCGTCGGGCGCGGGCGCCGCAAGTGACCACGGATGAGCTGTACGACCTGCCAGAGATCCTCGGGAACAACGAAGAGTCGTGCGCGTGAGAGGAAGCGCGGACGCCCCAGCCGGCGCCACAGCGCGATCGACAAGTCGACCCCGCCA